GGTGTTCGGCGTGGTTTCGCCGATCTCCTGCGGCGTGGCCCAGGGGAATGTCGCCGCGCTGATCAGCGGGCCGATGGTCGCGCCGTTGATCCGTATATAAATTCCTGCCGACGTTGTCCAAATGTCGCCGTTGACAGGCGCGCTCGGCGCGACGCCTTGCGGAATGTTCAGCGGCGCGCCAGACGATGTGCCCGCAGGCCCGGTGATTTTGCCGGTGGCCTGTAATGTCGTAAATTTGCCGGTGTTCGGCGATGTCGCGCCGATCGCGGGCGGCGTGGTCATATTGCACAAAGCGCCGATCCGGATCGCGTTGGATGCGCTAGGAGCCGTCACCGCGCCGGTTAGAGTGCTCGCGCCCGTAACCGATAGCGCGTCGTGCGCGCCCGCGCCGGTTTCCAGCGCGCCAACGGACGCCTGCACCTGTTCCATATATCCGGCCGTAACAGTCATCTGTACGCTGGACCCCGCCGGGTACGATGCCGCCGCCGTCGTGCCCTCCTGTTCGCGCACGATAGTCAACACGTCACCTGTTCTGCTAGTACACTGGACGATCTCGGTCCGCGCCACCAATGCCCGGAACGGGAACGTTGAAGGGAACCGCGCCCCTTGCCCGGTGGCAACCGTCAATTCGGTCTGTGTGCTAGTCAGCGGGTTCGCCAGTGTAGCCGTGACGTTGTTTTTTGGAACCAGCCACGTTGTCGCCATGTCGGATTATCCCTCCGGCTGCACGCCGTCCGTGGCCGCGCCGTCGTTGTCGGTTGCCTCGCCGGTATCCGCCGCCGCCGTCATTTCGGCCTTTTCAGCCGCCGTGGTGACCTTCACATCGAACGACGCCTGCGGTTCAGGAATCGGCCACAGGTTGACGCCAGCCGCGCCGGATCCTTTGAACGGGTTCCGCGATTCAATCCTGCCAGCGATAAACTCGCCATATTTGCCTGTATTGGTGGGTCTCATAATACAGTCTCCTATCTATTTTCGGATTACGATTCCGGCCATGTAATAGTGCCGCCAGTAACCTCGACGGTGTCGCCGTTACCGATGGTCAGATTCGACATGGTGACGTCTCCACCGCCGCCGGTCACCGTGGCCGTCAATTCGCAGAGTTCCGTCGTGTCCGGCGCAACCAAAACGACGTGATCTACGATCCCGCCAGCAGCGTCCGTGTCAGGAGTGATCGCCTCGGCGATCACGACACCATTCGACGCCGAACCGAAAGCCGGATTGCCAAACGTGCAGGTCGCAACCTCGGAATCGCCGGAGGTCTCGAATACCATCGTGCCGCCGTCAAGACATGAGGCGAAAAAATCCGCAAGCGCGTTCCTTGAATCCATAGTCAAAGTCATTGCCATTGTACCAGTCTCCTAGTCGGTTATGTTTGGGGCAAGTATCAGATCCCCAACTCTAACATCCTCGTTTGCATCGAATACAAGCACGGTCCGGCCCTCGTACAAAGTGACCGCCGCGCGAATTTCCGTTGTTTCGCCGATTTCCTGCCGAACGCCCTCACCATCCCAAACGGCGTCTGGTCGGCACAACTGGACCGTATCGGTTAGCAGGTTCTCTAGTCCGCCACTTGTCCATTTACCTTGTACGGCCACTGTCCTAGTCTCCTACAGAATACCACGGGAACGCACCCGGCTCGAACGTTGCCGAATATGGCGTGTTTGCCGCCTGTTCGCGCAACGATGCTGCCGATTTCCTGAGCGCATCAGGTATGCTTTTGGTGTCAACTGAAAAGGTGCCGCTGGCTTGCGCTTTTGCCACCTGCGCGGCGTCTGAAGCCATCGCGTCAAGTGCATCGGCAGCCGCCATGCGAGCGTCGCCGCCTTCCATTTCAAGGAACATTTCCAGTTCCTCGTCGGTGAAAAATTCTGACCGGCGGTCCGAACACAGCACGCGCACTTTTTCAATGTCCGTCATGGCCTACAATGCGCTCCACGTCACGGAGATCACGTATCCGAGTTCGTCTTCGTTGTCCATCGAAAGCATAAGGGTATCTGTCTTGCTCATGTAGATATTCGACACAGGCAGTATTACGCCATACTGTTTACCCTTGATATCCACCCCGCCGACATATACAGGTAGCGCGACGTTGCCGTCAATCAGTATCGCGCCCGCCAAAACCTCCTCTCCGCCGGGTTCACCATCAACGATGATCGAGATGCTTTCGATGCGACACGGCATGCGCGGCGCAACCTCAATTGCTATCGTGTTTGCTCCGGTTGCGTACTCGCGAAAAACGCCCTTGGCAAGCACCTGCCGCGTGCTGTCGCTGTGCGCCGGTTGCGCGGCGACCAAAAACAGGACCGCCACACAGGAAACCAGCGCGAAGGCCGTTGCCGCCAGCATGATTTGAATATCTGATATTTTACGCATGTGACTCCCTCGGTTTGGGTATGCCGGGCGGCGCGCGCCAGTTCGCTGTCGTCGAACCTGCAATAGCGGCCTATGCGCCGCCCGGCAAAACCGTTTCAACTGTACTACATCATCGGTTCACCACCGATGCGGTCTTCTGTTACTGGCCGTCGCTGGCCCAGCCGCCGCGCGGGTCAAGCGCAACGCAACCCATACAGTAGCGCACCTTGTACGCAATCGCGTCGTTCTCGAAACCGCCCGTGAACGGATCGGCCTGTCCGCCGCCAACGCTTTGCGCGTTCGCGGACTTCAGGAAAATCTCCGGGCTTTCATGGCCGCGAAGCAATCCGAGCTCGCACGGCTTGATGCTTTCCGAGAACAGCGCCCACGTGGTTTTAGCCAGCGAGCCGGTGGTTACGACGGTCGGGATCCAGTGGTTGGTTAGAACCTTCAGTCCGCGGTTCGCGACAACATTCAACGTGCCAGCCGCGACGTTCGACGCGCCCGTGGTGGGGGTCAACCACGCAAGGGTGGCCGAAGCTACGATGCGTTCCGCTTCCAGTTCCAGCGCGGGCGGCACCACGAGGTATCGCGGAATGTTCGCAACCGGGGATTCCTTGACGCGGTACGTGGCAGCGCCCGTCATTTCGGCGATAGCCGTTTCAAGGTTCTGCACCGTCAACGGCAACGAGGACACGCCGTTCTGTCCTACGCTGGTGGCGAAGTAGGAATCCAGCGGACCAGCACTGTTCCAGAACAGTTTGGTCAACAGGAATTCCTCGGTCGCCACCGCAGCGTTCGCAAGGGATTCCGGCAACGACCGGTACACGCCGAGGTCGTCGTTGATGTAGGACTCCCACGAAAACGGCACGAGCGCGCCGTACTTTTTCGCGGCGTACTCGTATTTCGCGTCATCCAACCGCCCGATCTGGTACTCGCCCAGCGCGGGCACTTCCTGAAGCCGCGTCACCGTGTTGGAAATCCCGAACCGTTTCACGGTACGGAAATCCGGCACGGTGGAAATGCGCGCAATGTTCCGCATGACGCGGGGCGCCGCTTCGTAGGCCGCCAACAACTGGCGGTCGAGGGTATCGGCCATCAAGTAATTGAAATCCGACGCGCCCTGAGCCTCTTTCAGGCGGTAGGTCCACTCGTGATCGGGCAGCCGGTCGGTGTTTTCGACCAGCCGGTTGAACGAGGCCAGCCGGTCAGTCCAATCGGCGGGTTTGCGGGTTTCGCGGATCGCTTGGAGGCCGTCCCACGATTCCATAAGTTTCATCAGTTCCATTGTTCAATCCTTCCGTGTTGTACTATTCGCATAGCACAACCCGTTTAGTGTTGTCCTGTTATGCCCACGCCAGCACTACGGTGATGATCGCGTCCGCCAAAGACGTGGCCGCGCCGGAAGCGAGTTTCAGCCGGAGCGCATCGCCCTGCACGAGATCCTCTTTGCCGTCAGCCGTGGCGGCCTTGATGATGTCCGTGTTTGGAGTGGACGCCAAATCGAACGCAGCCGCGAGGCAAACATCGCCAGCGCCCGCCGCCTCGCCGTCCCCGCACTTTTCGAGGGTCAGCGTTCCAGCCTGTCCCGCCGCCGTGCCGTACCTCAACGACGCCGAAACCACCGAACATGCCGCCGGTGCAACGAAGATCTGTTTCGCGACGTCCGCAGCAGCGAACTGGTACGACGTGGTGAAATACTGTCCTACCACATTCCCAACAGCCGTTACGGTCGTTACTTGGGGCAACAGGCAAACAGGGATCACCGTGGCCGAAGATCCGCCGGTGGCCGCGCCAAGCGCGAATCCGAACACGACGCCGGTGTTGATCTTCGACAGAATGCCGGTGTCGGTCGCGATATAAATCGTATCGCCGACCGCGACGTTGCTGTTGCCGCCGCCGTTTTGCGGCACGACAGCGAGATCCCAGACGCCTTTGGTGGACACCGCAATGTAGTCGGTGGCCGCGCTTGCGCTTTCGAGTGCTACGCCGTGCAGTCCGTTGACATACACCGGATCGCCCGCGTCGGCAAGGCCGTCCGTGTGCGATGGATGCGTCAACGTGGATTCGAGCAGGGTCAGGATTTCGCCGGCAAACCGCTGTTTACCGGCATCTCCGCCCACCTCGTAGGGGTTGATAGAATACGCCATGTCTAGGCTCCTTCAGTTGTAGTGTACTACGTTTCTGGTTATGGCAGGCTGCTATCTGTGCCCGCGTGCGGCGATTTCAGCCAAACGAATGGCCTCGTCGCGTGGTTTGCCGCGCGACATAAACGACGCGACAAACGATTCCTTCAGCGATTCGATTGATTTTTGGCCCGAATTGTCGGGCGAATTGGCCGGAACCGTACCGCCGCATTCTTTCACGACGCCCGGTATACCGGCGGATTTCAGATATTCGCGCTCTTCCTCGACGGCCTCTTTCACGCCATCCACGGATTCCGCGTTCTCGAACCGTTTCGAGATCCGCGTTTTGGCGGCATCGGGCAGTTTCGATTCGGCGAGAATCTTTTGGATTTGCGCGGCGGCCTCGGCCACTTTCGCGGCCTTTTCCTGTTCAAGGGCTTTCGCGGCAAACTCCTCGATTTTCGCCTTGTATGCGTCGCGTTCCGCCGCCAGCGCGGTGTTTTCGGCCCGCAACGAGTCATACGATGCGCGGAGCGATTCCAATTCCGATTTGACCTGTGCTAATTCATCCATTGTATCAGTTTCCTCATACGGTTGGCCCGCTATCTGTTCTACCAGATCCGGGCGCAATGCTTCCAGTGTTTCGCGGTCCAACGCTTCCAGCGCGTCCGCCGATTCGCATACCAGCACCTCGCCGCCCGCGCCGGGTTCCGTCACGAAGTCCACGGAACGGACTTTACGGATGGATTCTACAACAAGCGTGTGTACCCCGTCAATAGTACGCCTAGACATAGCGGCTATGGCGTTTATGGACACGCCTATTGTGCCTAGCAAATTGGATTCGCTTAGGTTCACCAGCATCTGGCGCAGTCCGTCATGCACGATGTGCGCAGTTCCCACAATCGCGCCGTCCGATTCGCGCATACGCACGTTCCGCAAAACGCCGCCCAATCGCAACAGGCTTCCCTCTGGCCGCTCCGCGTCCTCTTTGTCGGTTTGATGGTCGAGGTACATTTTCACGCCCTCGAACATCGGTATGGCCGATTCCAGCGCCTCTTTAGTGTAGAACCGTTTCCGGCTTGAATTGAATCCGGGGCGAATCACAACCACCTCGGCCGTTTTGCCGGTGTCGCATCCCTCCAGTACAGCCGATTCCGTGACGCTGGCGTTTACCGTGCCTGGTATCGTTTCGGGCCAGCGTTCAACCGGCACGCCGCATTTTACCAGCGCGGACCGGATTTTCGCGCGCGCCTGCAACCGCGCATCTTTCGATAGGCCGCTATTCGGCAGGTTGCGGGCCGCCTCGATAACCGTTTCGGCGTCAAGCCCCTTGCCATGTTCCCAGAGGCGCAACTTCCAATTTTCTACCGGCACATTGTCCCCGGCATACGCGAACGCCGCCGCCGGGTACCTGTGCCCGTGTTCCAGTTTCGTTACTGTCATAATATGGCCAGCCTCCTATAATTCCGGTTCGCTACCGTCCGCCATGACGTACCGGGCATAACACCGGCAATTCGGATGCGCCGACGGGTAGGAATCGCCGCTTGGGAATGTGTCGCCCATAGATATTACACCTATCGCGGCGTTTCCCTCGCATGTTTCGCAGGTCTTTTCATCGCCCACGTCGACCCAGATTTTCGAGTCGTAGCCCATATCGGCCCCGGCGGCCATTGCGCCAGCGTTCAGCGCGTTGTTTGCCTCGGTGGACGCGATAACCTTCGCGCGTTCCGCCGTCATAGTGTCGTCCTGCACGGTGTCGAAAATGGAATCGGCGATGGTCTGTATCGAATCCCCACGCCCGATGCCGTCCGCAATGGCTTTGCCGATACGCCTGTTGTCCGCGCCTGACAGATCGTCGAATAGGTTTTTCGCCCGTTGCCGCGCATAGGTTTTTGCTTTTGCCACCGAAACGGTCCGTTTGCCGTTCCACGATGTCTCATAGGCGTATGACAACGCATCCTGATAGGCCTGCTCCGCCGCTGGAATCAAACGTTTTTCCACATAATCAATCGCGGGCGCCATAAACTTTTTGGTGGCGGTTTGCGCCGTTTCGCCAACGATTTCATCCCAAGACACTTTGCGTTCCTGTACCATGTCGCTAGTAGACTCGGTTATACCCGCAAGATCTGCCGCCGTTTTCACCTCGTCCGCCACTTGGCGCACGACGCCGCCGATAAATTCGCGGGTGGCCGCCGCGCGGAACAGCGCGCCATAAGCCGCCGTCACGCGCCGGAACCGTTTCTCGTGCATCCGGCCCATCCGCGAGTCTATCGCGTGGCTGGCAACCGCCGCTTCGAGTATCCGGTCTACCATTTCGCCGGTACACTCCGACAGAATCACGTCTATCTCGCGCGGTACGGTCAACATGCGCAGCCGCTCCCGGACTTCGATTCCCTCGCCTTGACAAGTAGCCGCGTGAATTCGCGCAACATCCGGCCCGACTCGGTGGCCGGGGTATTCGTATACCCGTCCAGCACCGCCTGCGGATCGGGCACGTTCAGGAGGTGCAACACGAATTTTTGGATATCCTCGGATTCACCGAATTGCGGGAACTGTACCAGTGTCGCGTTTATGTTCTGCAACATGGTTTGGCGGGACACCGGGTACGGTTCGGGTAATGTTACAGTGATCCCCGCGTCCTCAATGGATATGTCCCTCTCGTCGAGTTCGGCCAAAATGAGGTCGCTATAGATCTGTTTCAGTATCGCTTGGAACGCCTCAAACGTTCGCAACATCGGCAGTTCCATAGCCGTCGAGGTCGCCAGCCGGAACGCCTCGCCCGCGCCGAAATAGTGCGGGTATATGCCTACCCCGGCCCCGAACACCTGCAACAGCATATTGCCGTCCACTTGCGCGGCCTGCGCGCCGGTTTCCTGAGCGGTCGGCTGCAGGTCCTGTCCCTCGTTTTCGATGTAGGTTTGCGCAATCGGCGGCGTTGCCCCGCGTTCGGACGTGCGCGCAGCAGCCCTCGCCTGCTCCCGCGCCCGCGCCGCGTTGACGTGCGCCGGGCCGCCTTTGACCTTCAATTTCCGCACTACTTTTGCAATTTCCTGCTGTATTACCGATCTGGCCTTCATAAACTGGCGGTGCGCCCTCGCCCAATCCAGCGCGGCTATCAGCCCGGAATGGCCCCGGCCATGCGTGCCGGTCAGCCGGTAATGGAAGGCCCAGACGCCTGGTTCCACGCCGTCCGGCATGGCGTCCCCGTCGTAATCCCACATGGCGTATTTTGCCTCGCGGTACACACCGGCGGCGTTGGTGTAGGACCGCACCAGCGCGGCCTCGGTGTAAATGTCCTCCGGGTCGGTGATGATCTTTTTGACCTCAAGGGGATCGATCATACGGACCCGGCCCGGATTGCCGGGGAAAAACAGCAGCATCACTTCGCCGTCCACGAACAGGCTGGCGGCAAGTGCGCGCTGGCCAGCCGTGGAAAACACCACGCGGTTTTTCGGGTCGGTCCAAAAGGCCTTGATCTTCCGCTCTGTACCAGCATCCTGCGTTGCCCACGTCGCCCCGGAACCGACGCCGAAATTGACCCACAATTCTTTGGCTTGGCGGCACAGGGGGTCGCGCACGGTGTAGACGCGGGCAAGCCGAAGGTAGTCGGTCCGCACGCTGTCGTTTACAGGTTCCCCGAACGCGCCGGTGATTTGTTCCCAACCGATCTCGTCCCGCGATAGCGCAATCAGCCCGCTATCGGGGGCGGATTCCTGCAGGCGCAATTCAAGCGATTCGAGGTGTTGCAACAGGGATTCGCGCTCCATGCGCGCCTCTTTGATGCCCGAAAATGGCCACAGCATAGACAGATAGATCTCCGAGTTCAGTGGTGTTATACCACAACGGTACGCGAAAGTCAAGCCTGTACCGGTTGGCTATTTTTGGGGGGGATTACAGGTTGGGAATAGGTGATGTGTAATCGTCTGCCAGGTCGTACACGGCCAACATATTTCGCTCCCGGCGTTCGCGGCAATGCGTGAAAAGCGCGTACCGAAGCGCGTCCATTGCGTGATCGTTCGTTTTCACCGGCACGCCGTCCACGATCTCGCCTTTCCGGTCCCGGCTCCAATGATATTCTTGCGCCTCTGCGTTGAACCCCACGTTCCACGGGTTAGTGTGAATGCGCATACCGCGCACCAGCACGATGCCCGCCTTGACGCTGCCCGGCCCTTTGTCGGCGGCGAAGATGTTGTAGCCAGCCGCCGCGATTTCCTCAATCCGGGCCGGGTCTTCGGAATCGGCATATATCGGGGCGATCCGCGACACCCCGGCATTGTCCATAGCCGCGATGAGATCCTGATTTGTCATGCCAGACTCATACAGTATCTCTTTCACATGCGCGTCGTCTTCGCCGGAGAGTTTGATTTCCAACAGCGCGGTCGGGTTCGTGAACCCGAAGTCAAGCCCGTAGATCACCTCGTCCGGTTCGCCGGAATATTCGGCCTCGTCTAAAATAAAATGCGGGTATATGATGCCCTGCATCATGCCCCATTCGCCAAGCCCGTACACTTGCCAGAGGTCCGGGTCGACCGTCTGCATTTTGCGCAATTCGCGGGTGTATGCCTCGTCTAGATAGGGGTTATCCAAAAATGTCGAGTGTATTACCGCGGTGTCGTCATCCGGCGCGTCGCAGATACGCCGTTTGATCCAGTGTTGCGCGGATATCGGGTTCAGCGTCAACACTATCTGTTTGTAGGCTCGGAACCGGCCCCGGATGCGGCGGTTGATTTCCTGAAGGTCGCCCCACGTCGTCTCGGTCGCCTCTTCCACCCAGGCGGAAGTGATGCCGAAAATGGACTTCAACTTTTCGGGGTCGTCCAGGCCGGAGAAAATGAACCGCGACCGGTTCGGTTTGAACGTCAACGAGAGGTCTGTTAGGTTCGCATCCCAGAGGTCCGATACCCCGAATGACGCGATCACGGCCCGGATCTGCTCGAAACAGGACCGGCGCAGCGTCCTAGCAACCTTGCGAAAAACCCCTACACGGTGTACTATTCCGCTATCATTCATGCATCGGAGCACGAACTTTTGCGCCGTGAACCACGATTTGCCGGACCCGGCTCCGCCAACAAGCACCAGCATCCGGTGCGTGTCGTGCAGCGCGGGCCGGAACTTCGGCGATATGGCGTGCATCACATCGGTGAAGTCCACCTCGACCGGCCCTATCGGAGGCTGGCCCATGTCGTTACTCGCCCCACGTTATAGAAATTTCCACAGTGTCGCCATTTTGCCAGTTGCTACATTCGGCGGACACTAGTTCTGCTGGCAACCGGTTTCCGCTCATTCCTCCGCGTCCCCCCTCTCCGTCAAGTCAAGCCCGATGGGTAACACGAGTTTGTATTTGACGGGCCCGC